GATGTGGTACACGGCGTCGGCGGGCATGCCCGATTCGATCCAGCTCGGCTCGGTCCGCGACCGCGGCATCGCCGGGACCGACCCCTCCCTGGTGTACCTGGAGTGGAGCTGCGAGTTCTGCCCGGAGCTGTGCCCGCACCGGCACCTGCCGCGCTGCCCTGACGGCCACGACCGGCGTGACGATCCGCGCTCGTGGGCCCGGGCGAACCCAGGCATGAACATCCGGATCTCCGACGTCCATATCGGTCGCGAGCTGAACAAGATGCCGGCCTCCGGGTTTGACCGCGAGCGTCTCGGGATCGGCGAGTGGCCGGCCGGTGACGAGTCGTGGTCGGTTATCTCTGAGGCCAAGTGGGACGCCTGCGCGTGGGACCGGCGCGATGAGTGAGATGCCGCGGCCGGACCGCGTAGCCATCTCCGTGGATGTCACGCCGGACCAGTCGGCCGCCACGATCGTCATCGCCGGCCTGCTGCGCGAGACCGTCGATGTACGGGACGAGAAGACCGGCAAGGTCGAGAAGGTGCGGCTGTGCTCGGTCGAGATCGGCTCGGACGGCCAGTGGGATGATCACCGCGCCGGGATCGAGTGGGTGATGCCGCGGCTGCGCGAGATCAAATCCCGCCAGCGCGTCGCCGCGATCGTCATCGACCCGATCGGGCCCGGCTCGGAGCTGATCACCTCGATCGAGAAGGACCCGGCCCTGGAGGCGGTACTGGAGAAGTGCCAGCTGCGCGACGTCGCTCAGGCACACGCCCAGTTCCTGCGGGCGGTCGAGGACCGGACCCTGTGCCACCGCGGTCAGCCGGATCTGCGGCACGCCATCGCCGCCGCAGTGCAGCGCGACGTCGGCGACGGAATGCACGCCTGGGCCCGCCGGGACACCGACCAGGATATTTCCCCTCTCTGCGCGGCAACCATGGCCGTGTGGGCAGCGCGGAAGTTCGGCCGGGGCTACGATGTGCTCAAATCGGTGCGGTAGGAAGGGGCAGCCATGGGCTGGGCTGATCACCGTCGCGAGGACGGGAAGCGCCGCGCCCCGGCGCCCGGTTACATCCCCGGCAATGTCATCCTGACCGACATGCCCGCACCGCGGCCTGTGCTGCCGCGGCCACGGCGCTTCAAGGGCCTGCCGGGCCCCACGCGCGGATTCGATGAGGACCACCAGCCTGGAGGCGGCGCATGGAGAGAAGTAACACCCTGACGTTCCCGGCGAACGGCCAGCGCCAGCGGCTGCAGGACCGCATCCCGCTGGACGAGATCACCGCGGACGCGCGCCAGGCTAAGCCCGGACGTGCTGTGCTGGCGCTCATCGGCGGCACCCTGTTCTACGCGGGCTTCATCTCGCGCAAGCTGTTCCTGGTCGCCTTCATGTCCGGCGCCTGGCTGTTCAGCGCCGTGAAGATGGGCTGGCGCACCGCGGGCGGCGAGCCGCTCCGGCAGCCGGACGTCGGACAGGTCATGGAAGAGAACCGGCGCCTGCGCGCCGAGCTGGCGAGGGTGACCTGATGGTCAGCGAGAACATGACGCGAGTTCCCGGCGCCTACGGCAGGCGACCGCCGAAGAGGCACGAGGCCCTGCAGCTGCGCGACTACCTGACCGGCACGGTCCCGCCAGCTCCGGCGTGGGCGGACTATCTGTCGCAGCTATCTGGCTGGCAGATGCTCGGCAACGACCGTCTCGGTGACTGCGTCGCGGTCACCTGGGCGAACATGCGCCGGCTGGTCACAGCCGTCCTCGCGACCGAGTTTTATCCGCCCATGTCGCAGGTGATGCAGGTCTACCAGACCCAGAACCCCGTGTACGGCAGCGACAACGGCATGGACATCCAGACGCTGCTGGAGTACCTCGTGGCGACTGGCGGCCCGGACGGAGCGAAGGCAGCCGGATTCGCCGCGGTGGACTTCACGGATGCGGCCGAGGTGCGCGCCGCGATCGACATCTTCGGCTCCGTCTGGACCGGCGTGAATGTCCTGCAGGCCAACATGGACCAGTTCAGTGCCGGCCAGCCATGGGACTACGTGGCGGCCTCCCCGGTAGACGGCGGCCACAGCGTGCTCGTCGGCGGCTTCGGCGACGTCGCTGCTGACACCGGCCAGCTCTCCGGCGATCAGAAGTTCATCACCTGGGCGCAGGAGACCTCGTTCACTGACGCCTTCTGGGCGAAAGAGGTCGAGGAGTGCTGGGTTGTCATCTGGCCCGAGATGCTCGGCTCACGCGAGTTCGTCGCGGCCATGGACATGCAGACCTTCGCAGCGGACTACACCGCGATCACGGGCAAGCCGTTCCCCTCGCCCGTGCCCGCGCCTGTCCCGCCGCCCGCGCCGTCTCCGGTACCGCCGGCACCTGCTCCTGCGGTGGACGCTGACCACAAGCTGTGGGAAGTGGCCGGGCCGTGGTGTACCGGGCGGACCTGGCGCCGCGAGCGTCAGCTCAGGGAAGCGCTGGAGGCCTGGGGCACGGCCAAGGGCTTCGCCTAGCAGTCCTGAGATGTCGCCGAGAACCAACCAGCCGCCTGTACCCAGCAAAGGCGGAGGCGGCGGAGGCGGTCCTGCTCGCCCGCAGCGTCCCCAGCGCCCGAAGCCTCCCAGGCACAAGGTGAAGCAGCCGGCGCCAACCAAAGGCGGAGGCGGCGGAGGTGGTCCTGCCCACAGGACGAAGGGCGGCCGGCGAAAGCGCGGGCTGGCACTGCATGACGAGATCGCCTGCTGTGCCGCGGAGGCCCTGGCCGCCAGTCTGCGCCTGTCGGGCTGGCCCGTCACTCAGGCCGACGTCGCGGAGCTGTATTTCTATACAGCCCGCAGCGCCGTTCAGGGCGCCGATATAGGGGACACCCTTGATGCAGCAGCCCGCCGCGGCCTGGCCGGCGCGCGGCCCGTCTTCGAGCCCGACGAGTACGGAGTGATCCTCGGCGTGGACCTGCCCGGCCCGCACACAGTGCTCGATGACGGCACGGGGTGGTGGTCCTGGGGCCAGCACTGGCCCTACGGCAGTTTCCCTGAAGCCGTGATCGAGGAGGCGTGGTCGGTCAGCTGGCGCGTATGCTGAGCCTGGCGAGGCCGCGCGCCCCGGTCAGGCATGCCGACGGGGGGTGAGATACGGATGAGCCTGGTTGACAGGATCACAGCTGAATACCGCACGATCGGCGGGGTGCCCTGGCAGCCGTGGCGCAACCCCTACTGGAAGTTCAACATCGGGGGCCCGGTTCACCCGTCCCGCGAGGTCCAGGGCCAGGAGTCGAGTCTCGGCCTGGCGGCCCTGTACGGCTGCGTCAGGTTCATCGCAGACCAGGTCTCGTCGCTGCCGGTCAACGTATACCGCCGTCTCGACAACGGCGCGTCGCAGCGCATGTACTCCTCGATGCTCCTCGGCGACGAGGTCTCCGGCGGCGGCCCCCAGGTCCCGGGCGAGACGCTGTACGACTGGTTTTTCTCGGGCACGGCCGCGGCCCTGCTGCACGGCACCGCGTGGGGCCTGATCACCAACCGCAGCGGTATCCCCGGGCGCGACGGCCTCGGGCTGCCGACCGGGGTGGCGTGGCTGACGCCTGACCGGATGAGCGTCCAGGATGACGAGCAGCAGCCGGAGAATCCGCTGCGAGCGCGGGTCTACTACAACGGTCACCAGGTGGACCGCTCCGAGCTGGTCATGCTGAAGGCGTTCTCCGTGCCCGGAAGGGTTGAGGGCATCTCCCCGATGCGCGCGTTCTCCCAGCTGATCAGCCAGGGCCTGATGGCGCTCGACTACAGCCACTCATGGTTTGCCGGCGGCGGGTTCCCGACCGGCACCTTCCAGAACATCTCCGAAGAGGTAGACGAGCCCGCTGCGAAGCAGATCCGCCAGCAGCTGACCGATACGATCCGGCTGCACCAGCCGCTGGTCTACGGCCGCGACTGGGACTTCAAGGCGCTCTCAGTCCCGCCTGACGAGGCGATCTTCATCACCGGCATGCAGCTCAATGCCACGCAGATCGCTGCGATCTACGGTGTCAACCCGCGGCGCGTCGGCGGCACCAGGTCCGACGGCCTGGCCTACAGCAACGTCACCCAGGACCAGCTGGAGGAGCTGCAGTCCACGCTGCGGCCGTGGCTGACCCGGTGGGAGCGCCTGCTCACCTCTATGCTGCCGGCGACTCAGTACGCGAAGTTCGACACGGACGCGCTGCTGAAGATGGACCCGCACACGCGCAACCAGGTGTACCAGATCCAGCGGAACATGGGCACCAGGACTCAGAACGAGATCCGCGCCGAAGACGACAAGCCGCCAGTGCAGAGCGGCAACGACCCGCTCCCGCAGATCGTGCTGGAGCGCATGGCGGGCTCAACGCGCGCGCTCCCCACATCCGTCGTGCCGCTGGTGACCTTCGAGGCAGACCACGTCGCCGAGACGATGGGCCGGATCGAGGAGGAGCACCCGGAGTGGCTGAACCCGGTGACGGCTGACCGGCCGCCGCTGCAGACCACGCCGCCGCAGTACCTCGGCCGGCTGGTGACGCAGGTCCGGTCAGCTGACGGTGAGCTGCCGCGGACTCACTTCGGCCCGAACCCGGAGTTCCGGGCATCCGACGCGGACCGGGAGCAGGCTCGCAGGCAGCTGGCTGCCCATGCGCGGGCGGGCCGGCTGCGCGGGGCCGAAATGGACCAGAGATGTCTCAAGGCCAGCGAGGCCGTAACCTGCGGTGACCTTGATACGCTGTTCGCAGATTTGCCGGTGATCGAGATGGCCGCCGCGACACCGGCAGCAGAGGACCGCGGGGACGATCCGCCCCTGTTCGGCCCGGCCGCACTTGCCCTCCTTCACGGGCGGGCGTGGACTGGTGATCAGGCGGCGCTCGCCGCCACTAACGGGAAGGCGCACTGAGGTGGCCGAACTCGACACGGCGGCGATCAACGACCTGCCGGACTCTGCATTCGCCTACATCGAGGACGGTGGGACGAAGGACGCTGAGGGCAAGACCGTCCCCCGCAGTCTCCGCCACTTCCCCGTCCATGACGCCGCGCACGCTCGCAATGCGCTGGCCCGGGCGCCCCAGTCGCCGTTCGGCGAGAGGGCGATGCCGAAGATCAAGGCGGCGGCGAAGCGGCTCGGCGTCCATGTGGGCGAGAACAGCCCGAAGATGGACTACGAGCGGCGCGAGCTGCGCATCACCAGTCAGTTCCGCGATTTCGACAAGCCGGTCGAGCTGCGGGACATGGGCGAGGAAGGCCAGTGGATCGGCGGCTACGCCACCGTCTTCATCCCGCGCGAGTCGCGCAACCTGGGCGGCTTCACCGAGCGCGTCTCGCCGCACATATTCGATGTGGTCTCATCCCAGGGCTGGCGCAACAACGACGGCACCCACCCGATCTGCCGGTACAACCACGACTCCAACATGGTCCTCGGGACGCAGGAGGCAGGCACCCTGCGGCTGAGCCCGGACCGGGTGGGCGTGGACTACCAGGTGAAGCCGCCGGAGGCCCGCGCGGACATCCGCGAGCTGGTGCAGCGCCGCGACATCCGCTACTCCTCGTTCGGATTCCGCTGCCACGACGGCGGCGATGAGTGGGAGTGGCGCGACGGCATGGCCCGCCGGACCCTGCACAGCGCGGACTGCATCGACGTCTCCCCGGTGCTGTCGCCCGGCTACATGGACACTACCGCGATGCTGCGCGCATTCGACGCCGCGCTGTACTCGATCGCTGACTACGTCCAGGCCGAGGTGGAGGAGGTCCGGTCGTACGCAGCTGACGACAACCTGCGGCGGTTCTTTGTCCGCAGCGATCAGCCGACGATGGCCGCAGCCGGCCCGCGCAGGGGCCTGTTCGGACCGGCGGCGATGGCGCAGATCCTGACCCGGCGGCGCGACCAGTGGGACGAGGCAGAGTAACCTTCCGCGAGTGCGGGTCGCGACCTGGTACCACATCTACGCCACCGGAGCCTGGGCTCCTGCGGTAACCGAGCACATCGAGGCGCTCAGCGCTGCACTGCTGCCCCCGCCGATGGTCGGGATCGTGGGCAGCCCGGAGGACCGGCAGATCTGCCGGAACTTCCTGGCGCCGCACGGCTGGCAGATAGCGGCCGAGGCCGACGAGGGCTTCGAGCAGGTGACCCTGAACGCTCTCCGGGACTGGCTCCTCACCGAACCTGAGCCGTGCGCCGTGATGTACGCGCACACCAAGGGCGCGTCCACTGACCTAGGCGGGGCCAACACCCGGTGGCGCCAGGAGATGACCGCGCGCCTGATCGGGGAGTGGCCCGTCTGCCTTCAGCTGCTGGAGCGTCACGATGCTGTCGGCTGCAGCTGGAAAAACAAGCACGAGTTCCCGCAGCTGTTGTCCACCTTCGAGGGCGCCGGGATCTACGCCGGTAATTTCTGGTGGGCGCGGAGCGACTACCTGCGGCGCCTGCCCGCGCCCGGCAGCGCGGACCGGCACGACGCGGAGGCGTGGATCGGCCAGGGCGACCCGGATGTTATAGATCTGCTCCCCGGCTGGATGCTTCTCATGGCCGGGGATGGCAGTGTCGTAACCGCTCAGGTCGCTGAGGGAGTATGATCGGCCGCAGGACGGTGTAGGCCAACCCGTTCTTCAGGGCCGCACGGCTGATTTGATCAGCCACCTGGCTGGAGCCCGCCGGGGGTCATCATCCCGACGCGGGCACCAGGAGGCAGTAATGCCCAGCGAAGTTACCAAGAGGCTCCGGGACCGCCGGCTTTCAGTGTGGGAAGAGTGCAAGGCGCTCGCCGACCTGGCCGCATCCGAGAACCGCGCATTCCGCGCCGAGGAGCAGGGCTCCTGGGAGGTTCTCAACGAGGAGCTGGACACCCTCGACAAGCGCATCAAGTCAGCGCTGGACGCTGAGCAGCGCTCCGCCGAGGCGGACCAGGCCTTCAGCCGGCTCCACGCCGACGCCGAGGGCAAGAAGGACGCCAAGAACCCGCAGTTCCAGCAGCTCAACTCCGAGCTGCGCTCCTTCCTGCGCGGCGAGCACAACAAGAAGTTCCTGGAGTTCGCGAAGCCGGACAGCTCGCGGATCAACTGGAACTACGGCCCGGTCAACCTGCCGGAGATGCGCCGGCTGGAGAACGAGTACCGGACGCTGTCCGGTGCCACCTCCGGCGCTGGCGGGTCGCTGATCCCGACCGACTTCTACGACCAGCTGATCGCGCACCTCATCGAGGTCAGCGGAATCCTGCAGTGCGGCCCGACCGTGCTGAACACCGCTGGCGGCGAGTCGCTGCAGATCCCGCGCACCACCACGCACTCGACCGCGGCATCGGCCGCAGCCGGCGGCACGATCAACCAGGCAGACCCGGTCTTCTCGCTGACCACGCTGTCGGCCTACAAGTACGGCATCCTGCTCCAGGTGGCGCGCGAGCTGCTCGACGACTCCGGCGTGGACCTGGTGGGCTACCTGGCCATGCAGTCCGGCCGGGCGCTGGGCAACAAGTTCGGCTCGGACCTGATCACCGGGACCGGCGGCAACGCGCAGCCGAAC